ATGACAGCCAAGATCAAGCAACACAACATCGGCTGCGTCATCGTGGACCCGTTTGTTTCAATCCACGCAGTCAACGAAAACGCCAACGTGCAGATCCAGATCGTGGTCGCCATGCTGCGCAAGCTGGCCAGAGACACAGACTGCGCCGTCCACCTGGTACACCATGTGCGCAAGGGCAACGGTGACGACGCCACAGTAGACAGCATCAGGGGTGCCAACGCACTGATCGGCGCAGCCCGAGCCGCCAGGGTGATCAACCGCATCACCGTAGACGACGCCATGCGCCTTGGCATCGAGGAAGAGCAGGCCTCTGGCCTGTTCCGCATTGATGACGCCAAGGCAAACCTGGCAGCCCCGGCAGACAAGGCGCTCTACATGCGAACCATCGGCGTCGAGATCGCCAACGGCGAGTGGATCGGCACGGTCATACCGATCACCCTGCCCGACCTGTTCGACGGCATCACGGTGAAGCAAACAAGACAAGTGCAGCAAGCCGTGCAAGCTGCCGGCGAAGACGAACCGCTGCGCGACAACGTCCAAGCCAGCCGATGGGTCGGCCACACGATCGGTGAGATCCTCGATATCGACACAAGCGAGAAGCACGGCAAGGCCAGGGTCAACGGCATCATCAAGCAGTGGCTCAAGACCGACGTGCTGCGCATCGAGAAAGTCTACAACAGCAAACACAGCCGCGAGATCGGAACCGTGATCGTCGGCAAGATGATAACCAGAGAGGAGGCCGGACTATGACCGCCGCAAACAAACTACCAACCTACACCAAGCAAGAGGCACACCGCCTCGAAGACATCTACCTGCTCGGCTACAAAGCCGAAGGCCTCATCGGCAAGGGCAAGGTGCCAGCCAACGACAACGCAAAGCGCGGGTCGTTCAACCTGACGCCGGCTGGGGTTGCTAGGCAAGAGAGAGCCAAGGCCGCCAAAGAACGCGCATACAACCTGATCTGCCAAGGCTACGGCACGGTGACAGAGGTCAAGAAGATCATGCGATGCACCGACACGCCGGTCAGAAGGTATTTCCGAGAGCTGGCGAAAGAAGGCAGGATCGAGATACTCGAAGACAGGCCAGGCGTCTCGCTTAAATGGCGGGCAAAGCCGCTTCCCCACTTGGCCGAATAAGGTGGGGAACAGGTGGGCAGGGTGGGGATAAAAAACCCTATTTCCCACTTCCCCACCACCACCCTATAGGGGTGGGGGGTGGGGTGGGGAGGATTTTGGTAGGCAGCTTCAAGGTGGGGATGATGGAACAGAAGAAACGGCCCAAGCGGCCAGTCAGGCAGCGCAAGTCTGATCGTATGCTACACTCGGGTGTGACGCAGGAAGAGATCCGATGCGACCATGCGCTCGCACCGTTCGACCACATGGCGCATTCGCTCGATTTGAAATGGGGCGTCGATCGGCTCGTTGAGCTGGTGTCGCCAGACATGGCCGAGCGCTATGGTTCTGCAATGGCCAAGCTGAACGCTGCCATCGATGCGCAAGACCCAGAGCAGGTCAAGCTGCGGGTTGGCGTTTGCATGAGGGGTATGGAGGCGATGGACCAGGCAGCCACGCAGAGCGGCGCTGAGCCGGCATCTCGGGATGTGTGGCTGGTACAGGCCGACGGCAGAGAGTTCGGGCTCCTGCGCGATGCTAGAGCCTGGCAGAGCGTGCAGGAGAAGCACCCAGGTCTGCGGTTGATCACAGAGCGCGAGATGGTCCTGGCGATCGAGATGTATCAGCGTTCGCTTGCAGGCCAGATGGTTGAGCAGGTGAAGAGTAGTTTTCCGCAGGCCGACGTGATAAAAATTCCCAACGACAGCTTAGAAGATGAGATCCCGTTCTGATGAAACGCGCAGACATTCTGGCCACGGCCAGCGAATATGTGACAATCGACCGAGCAACCACACACGGTGATGCCGAGGATAATTTCCGCCGCATCGCTGAGCTGTGGAACGCATACCTCGGCGTGGATGACATCACGTCGATTGATGTGGCTGTCATGCTGGCCTTGCTGAAGGTGGCCAGGATCAGATCAAACCCAACACATGCAGACAACTGGATCGACATCGCAGGCTATGCCGCATGCGGTGGAGAGATAGCGACAGGAGATTGAGATGAGCGAAGAGCAGAAGCCAAAGAAAAAGCCGGTGCGGGTAACCAAGCAACTTATGACGCAGATCGCCGAGCGCTTGGCAGAAGGTGAAAGCCTCAAGAGTATGTGCGAAGAAGAGGGCATGCCGGCTTACAGTGGGATCACGAAGGCCGTTATCCGCGATCCAGAACTGTACGAGATCTACCGGCAGGGCCGTGTGCTGCAAGCCGAGTACTATGCAGATCGGATCAACAGCCTGGCCGAAAGCCCGCTGCCGACCAAGGATGAGAAAGGCGAGCCTGTCGATGGTCGATGGCTTGGCGCTGAGATCCAGCGGCGCAAGCTTGAGGTCGAAACGCTCAAGTGGACGTTTGCCCGCACGCAGCCTTATGGCCTGCGCGACAAGAAGGAAGACGCCCCGCAGCAATCGGCCATCACGATCAGCTGGGCTGGCGGTGACGTTGCTGTCAGCGGCAGCGACTAAGCCTTGTCGTCCTATATATCACACGCGCTGTGTCGCCAGCTACGCGCGGGGGGTGGGCTGCCTGCCGGCATGCCTGACCCCGGCGCTAGATGTTGTGTTGATGCCCCTGTTTCTGGGCGTCAAACTGCTAAGCCTTTGATATCATTGGCTTTGCGACTTAACATAATACGCATTACAGGATAAGATCGTTCCAATTCAGAGGGCCGGACCCCCACCCTCCCCCAAACCGCCCGCCATCTTCTACTGCGATATGTCGGGTGCAGAAAACATCCACGCTGTCTGAGGCTGCCTAAATGTCAAAACTCCACCCAGCGATCCTAAACCACATCCAGGCCATGCAGGACGACCTGGCCGACATGATGGATAATCCCGACGACTACGAGTACGTCGAGCTGGTCGAGCTGACGATGCTGTTGCTTGACCTATACGAAGACATCCTAGACCATTTCGGCATCATCGAGTTCGAACGCACAGAGCAGGTACACTGATGGAAATCGTCATCCCATACGCCCCGAGACCGTTGCAGCTCAGCCTGCACGCAGAGATGCAGGCAAAGCGCTGGGGGGTTGTCGTCTGCCACCGCCGTTTCGGCAAGACCGTCTGGGCGATCAACCACATCCTGCGTGACGCCATCATGTGTGGGAAGACGAACCCCCGGTATGCCTACATGGCACCCACCTATCGTCAGGCGAAGAACGTAGCCTGGGACTACCTAAAGCAGTTCGCCGGCGGGATACCTGGCGTCAAGTTCCATGAGACGGAATTGCGGTGTGATCTGCCGACCGGCGCGCGGATTAGCTTGCTGGGCGCTGAGAACCCGGACAGCCTGCGCGGTATTTACCTCGACGGCTGCGTGATGGATGAGGTTGCGCAGATGCCGGAGAATGTGTTCCCCGAGGTGATCCGGCCTGCGCTTTCCGATCGCAAGGGTTGGGCTGTGTTCGTCGGTACCCCAAAGGGTCACAATGCGTTCTTCGATCTGTATGAGGAGGCGGCGGCCAGTGAGGATTGGCTGTGCGCGATTTACAAGGCCAGCGAGACCAAGATCTTGGACGATGAGGAATTGCGTGCGGCTCAGCAGACGATGACGCATGACCAGTACCAGCAGGAGTTTGAGTGTTCGTGGAATGCGAATGTGCCTGGTGCGATTTATGGCAAGGAGTTGGAGGACGCGCAGAACGCCGGCAAGATCTCGGACGTGCCGTATGACCCGGCGCATCGGGTTGATACCTGGTGGGACTTGGGGGTTGGTGACAGCACGGCGATTTGGTTTACGCAGACGGTTGGGCGTGCGGTGCATGTGATCGATTTCTATGAGGCGCGGAACGAGGGCTTGCCGCATTACTGCAAGATCTTGTCGGAGCGTCGGTATTTGTATGGTGAGCATTATGCGCCGCATGACATTGAGGTGCGGGAGCTGGGCAGCGGGAAGAGCCGGCGTGAGGTGGCGTGGGATCTTGGGCTGAACTTT